ACTTTTATCTTATCCATAGCCGCCGGGTCATCTGACCAGACTCCATATGCGAGCACCAAAATTGGAAGTGTCAATATCGCGAGAACCACCTCGTCCTTATAATCTGCTTGACGAGCTTCTAAAAGTTTGCCCTGGTATTCCGTCTCGCCACGGGCCATTTTTTGTGCTGCCATGTGCTGAGCATCAGCCATAGCCATCTTTGTCTCTTGACGCTTTTTGTAAATGTGGGTTCCAGCGTTAAGAGCTAGTTTAATTGCTCCTAACCACATACTAAACCCAAGTTACAGGTTTTTGTTTTCTAGCAGCTCCACTTCCTTTAACAGCCTGTTTGTTTCCAACTGCTAAATTAGACTTTCCTCTAAAACTTGTTTCTGATCTAGGATCAACAACAACTTTAGAATCTTCTAATTTACAAGGTTTGCCACCTTTTTTATAGTTCATCATAATTATTTATTTATACTCTTTGGTTTCATTTTTGCAAGTTCTAATCTATTTTCATTAGCCATTTCTTGCTTTTCAATTGAAGTATCAGCTCTTAATTCAGCTAATTCTTCATTTTGTTCAAGCTTATCTTCGTTAATATCTCTATTTTGAACTAACTTAGCTTGATCAATTTCTTGTCTTTTCTGCATTTCTTGTTTTTTACGTTCATTCTCCATAGCTCTTAAATCAACTTCTCTTGACTTAAGTTTTAATAATGGATCATGATCAAATTGAGATGTAATCTTTTTCTCTTCCTTCATAAAGTCTTCAGTCATTTCTGCAATCAATACAGCTTTTCTAGCTTCAATCTGTTGTGTAATTTGTTGCACTTGTTGTTGTGCTTGTGGATTAACTGCAGCTTGTTGTGAAAGCAATTGCAATTGTTGCATTTGTTCTCTAAATTCTAATTGTACTTGTTCTTGAGCCATCAAAGAAATATGTTCTAATATATTTTTTTGCATCGCAGCCATAACCATTGGATTGTTTCTAACCATATTAGTTGACATAAAATTTAAGTGAGCGGTAACGTGTGCTCTATGGTCCTGACCTGGAAATGCTTGAAATGGTTTTCCAGCTAATGCATCGATATGTTCTAGCGATGGATCTTTAGGTGCATTAGGCGCTGGTGGTGGTAATATTCTATCAATATCTTTTATTCCTAATGCTTCATACATTTTTCTAAATGCCATATATAAATTATGCATTCTTGGATTAGACATTGCTAACTGAAGACCAGTTTGAGCAAGTGTTAATCTTTGTGACATTGAAAATATATTTGGATCTGCAATTGGTAGAATATCTACTCTTTCATCAAAATCTGTAACTTTAACATTTCTTTGTCCACCTACAACATCGTATGGATATTCTGGTGGTAGGTACTGTGCAAATACTTTTGCAAGTAATTTAAATTCTTGTTTTAGGGCTGAGTATAGTCTTTTATGGATTGCTGACATTACCCTTGAACCACGTTCTAAAAGAGCTACGGTCGTACCAACGGCTGCGCCTTGGTTCCCGTCCCCGACCTGCATGTCAGCAATGGACGCGAATCTCTGTCCTGCTGTAACTACAATTCCCATCAACTGCAATAATGTAGCTGAAGGTTCTTTGTATGGTAAAAATACAAATGCATCTTTTAGATTACCACCTGGTGTATCCACATCTTTGAATTCTCCAGGTTGTATCGGTGCAGCGTCATCTTTGACTCTAACACCTCTCTGTTTAAATCCGGCTGGTAAATTTGATAAAGTCCCTGCGTCTAATAATTGACGGAGAGCAGAAGTTGCAGTTCTGCTCAAACCGCCAATCATATGAATGAGTCCAAAGCCATAAAATCCTAGTCCTGGCAGAAATTTGAAGTGGACGAAATATTGGATTTTATTTCTCAGTGGATCATTGGGCGCATAGTTTCGTCTTATCGACAAAACCTTTTGACTACCTTCTTCGATTGTAACGACGTAAGGTAATTTTATTCCAGTTGGTTCTCCATCTTGACCAACATCTTCGAAACCTTCTAAATCTAAATTAACGTGACATTCTAATAATGTGTATACACTTTCTGTTCTTACTGATTTAGTAGTTCCTTCTAATTCTCTTTTCTTATCAACAACCTTATCTGCATTCACATCTGACACTGGTTTTGTCAACTCAATGTCAGTGTAAAAGCCATTGACCTGCTGTTTACGTAAATCATTTTCTGAAATCTTTACGACATGAATCACTGCTTCCGCATCATCTAATGAGGTAGCTGTATACGGAACGACAAGATCATCTGCAGGTATAAATTTTGAAACGGCTCTTCCTAAAAGATCGTCATAATAAACTTTCTTAAAAGTAGAGCCGCTTAAAGGTAGATGGAATAACATTTGATCAAACTCTGGTTCATATTCTTTCATTTGATCCATCAATTGATAATTCATAAAATCTTTAACTCTTTGTGATTGAGCTTCTTTAGCAGGATTGGATATTCCTAAAACTTGAGTTCTAACAGGTCCATCTGCTGGTAATAATTCTTTATATGCGAGAGCTTGAAACTGTGTAACAGCTTCAGCTAAAACTGGGTGAGTGGCACCAGATGCTCCTTGAAATGGTTCGTTTCGGTTATCATATTTAAATCCTAAAAGATCTAAACCATTTGTATAAGATTGTTCCCAATCTTTTCTAGACATTTTATAATCTGTATAATTTTGTCTTAATTGAATTCCTATTGGATCTAAAACTTCTTCTGGTAAAATATCTGCTAGATTATCAAAGTGCGTGTTTGACTGAGCCTGGTTCACGGCACTTGGATCAAAATTTACTGTAGCACCACCTTCTTCATCAGGTGTTACTTCTACTGGTTGTCTTTGTTGTGCTTCCGTAATGTCGACATCGGTTGGTGGCTGTGCACCAGGTATTTTTACTTCGTGTCTAACATTCGGGAGTGATTTGTCTATTTCTGCCATTTATACTCCTACCATTTTCTAACATTATTATACAAAGAAGGCAACCCTCCAGATTGAGGTCCTCCAGTTGGTGGTAATGCATTTGGTCTTCTTATTCCAGTTATACCACCACCCATATAACCTGCTCTGCCGCCTTTTGAATAAAATACACCTGGTTGATATGCTTGTAAATCCATAAGATCAGCTTCAGTTAACGGTTGATCATAAGTTAAATTTCTAGCATATTTATTGTATAAATATAGTTCTCTTGGATTATACTTTGGATTAGGTATTTTTGTATAAGGTATAAATTTTTTACCTATCTCATCTAAATATTTTTTTTCTTTTTGACGTTCAGATAACTTCATTAATTTTGGATTTATGCTACCTAAAGCAATATTTTTAAATCCTTGACCTAGAAAATCTAACACATTATAAAACCCTTCACCCCACGTGCCTGCTGCAGTATCCACTTGACTTTTTCGAGTAGGAAAAGTTTTTCGTTTTTCTCGTGTTAATTTTTCTTTTGCAACTTTTGTTATATCTTTAAAAGGTTTATAAAAATCGTCTTCAGTTAAAATGTCTCTTGCTTTTGAAAGTTGTAATGGAGAAGCCGCACCTCCAGCTTTACTAATAGATACTTGATCAATAACTTTTTGACTTAGATTGCCTAAATTTTTATTTTGTTCTTTTATGTATCTATCTAAGTTTTTTTGAGCGTCATCTGCTTTTTTATCATAACCTAATTCTTTTAAGTTCTCTATTTCTTCTTTTGCTTTTACATAATATTTATCAAATTTTTGCCCTGCAACATTTAAATTATAAATATCATCAAAAGCTCTTGCATCTATGCCCATGGACTCAGCAGTTTTTTTTAATCCTTTCATATATTCTTTATTTTTTAATAACCCAAATGTTGCATTTTCCAAAGCTTGTGCAGCTGCTTCTGCTTCAGGCATTCCTTTTGAAATCATGTTTTGTTTATCTATATAATAAAATATTGCATCTGGAATACCAAACCATTTACCAGCAATTCTAATTCCTTTACCTGCTCCTCTAGCAACGCCCTCTAATAATTTTTTATCACCACCTCGATACCCAGGTCTCGATCCATCAACCGATGGTGTTACTAGTTGGCCATCGTTGTATCCAGCTCTGCCACCGTAAGCATTTTTCTTACGACCTTCCAAAAGCTCGTCTAAGTTTGCTTTATTCATATCATCAATATCGCTGGCCATCTGATCAGCAGGAGATAAAGGTTCTTTGATATTAGGATCAATGCTCTGTTGAATTTCTCTAGTTTGACCTCTTTCTAAGACAGTATGATAATCTTCACCATAGCGTGCTTCTGCCCAATCTGGAAAATGTAATGCTCTTGTTTTATCTGCAAGAGCAGGACGAGTTTTATCCCATCTTTTAATATCTTTATACATTTCATAATCTGTAAGTCTGTAATATTCATCTATTAAATCTACAAAAGTATCATCTGAATAATTTGTTTTAGCCATTTGATCTTGAACAATTTTAATTTTTTTGTTTCTTGTAATTTCAGACGCTTCAACCATTGCTTTGTCACCAGCCTTCAAAAGGTCCATTCCCTGACTTCTATATTGTTTCATAAGTCGGTTATAATGTGCTCCGTGCTGAAGTCCTGGTTTACCTTTGTATAAAAGTTTCCATAACCAACCACCGCCAGCAAGTTCGATCCGTGGTCCCTGGTCC